TAAGAAGTGCCATTCAACATTTCTGTTGATACTCTAGCTATAACATTTGCATCAGCATTATTCAATAATGTTAGCTTGTCATCTAGCTTAAATATTTTATTTCCTTCAGAATCTTTTGCTTTTAAAACGATTGCATCTACCAATACTCCTAGATCATCATTCTTAGCACCTTTGAATAGGTTTCTTTTTTCACCTAAAGTAAATGGTGAACAATATATTATTAAAGGTTTGCCTTCCTCGCCCCATTCAGCTACCTCAATCTTTTTAATGCCTAAAGATTCAAACTGTGCCTTCACTCTATCTATTACTGCCATATATCTTCCTTTTCTAATTAATTAATTAATTTGCTGTTCCAACTGTTACTGCACCATTGCCTTGGAAAGTAATTTCTGCTTCTACCATTCCGTCAAAAGATGCACTTACATTATATCCAGTTACGATTGCATCAACAGCATAAAATTTGTCGCCAGTAGAATTACCTTCTGGGAATAAATTCAATGTGATTGATGAACCAACTGTGCATAATAATTGACCAGCATCAGCTTCGTCAAAAAATACACTTGCTGAACCTGAACTAGCTTTTAAACCAGCTTTATAAGTTCTTACAGAATCACCCATTGAAGTATCTTCAATAGTATCTGATGTTTGTTCAAGCGTATAACTTCTTAATTCACCTAAAACAGTAGAACCAATTTTAATTGTTCCTTCTGAACCAGTATGAGTTGCCATTTTGTTCTCCTTGTTTGTTTATATTAAGGTGTGCCAGAAGTGTATTGATACATAACTCGCACAACCATTCTGATACCACCTATTGGAAACAAAACTCCCTCATCAGTATTAACTTCTACTATTTGAGTTTGTTTTGCGTACCCACCACGTGTTCTATCAGAATCTAGTCTTGTTTCAATCGTAGAAATTAATTCATTTCTTTTCGTATCTATATTTGTCGGAGTCCCTTTAACAAAACCAATAATTACATAATCAACACTTGCTTGTCTTGTTATTGTGCTTGATGTCATTGTTTGATCTGACCTAGTTTCATTACCAGTTTGTATAAAACAAGCAGGATATTGTTGTTCAGATAACTCATCTACATTAAAAGGTTCTCTAGTAATTTTTTTAATAGTGATAGGAGTAGTACCAGTTGAAATGGTAGTTATTATATTACTAGCTATATTTTCTCTTTTGCTCATATTTTACTTAGTTTAGTGTATTCTTCCATAAATTTATTTTTAAGTAATGGTGCTTCAGCATCACCTATTGCAAAGAATTTTCTTTTTCTTTGATTGCCCATAGCTTTTAATCCTTCTCTAATACTAGAGAAAGAAATTTGTGCCTGTGATGGTGTAGATTTTTGTGTCATATTAGATAACATCTTTCCTGAAAAGAATAAATCTGGTTTAGTAGGTAATTGTTTAGCTTCTCTTATTTTTCTATACTCAGGAGTATATTTAACAAAGTCCATTCCGTTAAAATCTTTTCCTCTAGCTGTTCTTCTTTTAATTAAGAACATTAAAAATTCTGCAGTTCTTCCTAATGACTTTTGAACTATTGAAGGTTGTTCTCTTACTTGTTTTTCAAAGTTATCAACTACTTGTAAAATATTACTTTCAAAAGTAATCATCTTATAAGTTGCAGTCTATGATAAGGTGCTTTTTCTGCATCTGCTACTGTATTAGAATTATCAGCATCATATTCAACACCATCTCTAAGTATATCTTCAATTTCACTTGCATACATTTGCTGATAATGTTTCATCATTACTTGGAATCTATCAGGATTATCATTTGAATTAAATTTAGTGAGCTGTGGACAAGCATAAGAACCAATTACTTTAAACACACTTGCTCTTTTAAATTGTGCATCAGTTAATAATGTTGCGTCCATTTCAGTTGTGTTTAGTATTGCTATATCTCTATAAGTTTCCTTTGAATAAACTGGAAACCATTTGATTCTTAAATCTCTTTCAATGTCTGCTCTTGCTTGTGCGTGATAATCATTTGGAGTTGTGAATGATGGAATACCAAACGTAAGAATATCTGGTTGGTAAAAAGTTAAATCTGCATCTACTGTAAAATTTGCCATATCTTAATCCTTTATAATATATTTTCTTCTTAATGTTCTAGGAGAAATAGATGCAAATATTTCTGCTTCAGTTCTCTCTAGGTCTTTATCAAATCCAAAATGTGTAGTTGATGTATGTTTAAATCTATCTACTAACACATAACGATAAACAAAATCCTTATTCTTTAAATGAATAATTGTCTTTGGATTGTCTATCTGTTTCATAATTAAATGGTGGGGCTTTTACACCCCACCGATTGTCTTAATTAGATAGAAGTATCAGTTATAACTGCACAACCGTAAGATTGTTTAATCGCACCTTTACCATATGTGATAGAAGCCACGATTTCAGTTGCTCTTAGAGAAGCATCTCTTTGAGTTTCAACTTTGAAATCTTCTTTAAGTGCTAAACCTAATGAAGCTGGGTGAAATACTGCACCGTAAGCATCATCATTAGCATCTGGAACGATATTTGCATTTTCAAATATCTGAACACCAGCAACAGTTCCAATGAAACCATCTCTTAATGCTTGATTTCCGATTTCAGAAATAGCGTTTGCGTTAGTGTTGTAACCAGCTTGTGTTAAAGTTTTTTTCAAATTGTAGACTGCTCTTGGGTGGAATACACCATAAAGTGGAGCAGGTACATTTAACATTCTTAGTTTCGCAACAGCTTTGAAAATTAGATCTGCATCTAATTCAACGGCAGCAGCACCCACTTCGTTTGTTGTGAAATTAACAAAAAGAGCTGCTAAATCAGTATCTACTTTTTTAGCGATAGCACTTCCAAATAATTGACCAATGTCAGCACCAACATTTCTAGATGCAGAATCTCTGCCTAAATCTGTTAATGTAGTCATAACGCCAACTTCCGAAGCAGTGATAGTAGCTTCAGTTGGATTAATTGCTGTGTTAGTTAAATCAGTAGCTTCATTAACAGCATTAGCTGATACAGTAGGATATACTGGTACTGATATAGTTTTTCCTGATCCAGTTATTGGATAAGTCGTAACAAGAGGTCTCATTACAGATGTTTCTTCAAATGTAAAGATTGCTTCTTGTGTAATATTTTCAAACAGTTCGTCTAGCGTGCTTGAAGTTGTTTCGTTTGCCATAGTTTTTAGTTTTGTTTAGTTGTTAGTTTCATTTTAAATAAACCTTGATCTCGTTGTTTCCTCATTTCAGAATATAATTTTCTGTCAGTTGGATTATTCAAGTCAAGATCACTCATTTTTATTGGTTTGGGTGTTGAACCACCAATCTTACCTTGTGAACCTACTCCACTTTGAGTAGACATCACGTGATGAGGATTGTTTTTTAGATATTCGCTTACCAAATCATTTACTGACATTGGTTCGCCTTTGTCTGAGTATCTTGGAGTTCCATCTTCGTTTATAACTTCAACAGAACCTTGTTCGTTAAGTCTAACATTTGATCTTAGTAGTTGTTTAACTTCTGCTGGTTTAACAGCTTTCAGTCCACTTGCTACATTCACTAATGTTTCATCTATACGAATCCTTTTTAATTCAGATTCCAACGATTGAATTTTTTGATCCTTTTTTGATACTGTTTCTTTTAAAACTTTATCAAACTCGCCACGTTGTTTAGCGATTTCTAGTTCCTTATCTTTTTTCTCTTGAAGTAACTTCTTAGCTTCTTCAATGTCAATTCCATCAAGTTTATTAGACACAGTTTTTTTATAACGATCTAATCTTCTTTGAACTATTTGTTCTAACTGATCTGCAGTAAAAACTTTGTTCTCTGATTCTTGATTTTCAGAAACTTCTACTCCAGCAGTTTTCTGAGATGCTGTATTCTCAACCGAGTCTTTTTTTACTTGCTCGTTCATAACTTACTCCTTCTATATTGTTAAGATTATCAAATATCAAGAAGATTAGGTAAATGCAAGATTAAATAGTAGAATTTCCTTCATCATCAACCCAACTAGGATCAACTGGTTGCCAACTATGTCTGCAATTATAACCACCTCTTACTATGAATGGACTTCCTTGATCTCTACCTTGTCCAGTATCATTAGCCCATATTTGATTAATTTGTTCTTCTGTATAAACCTTACCTGTGTGTGTTCTGCAAAAATCTCTAGAATCTTTTA